GCTGCCCTGACGAGCCACTTCAACAAAAGCCCGAATTTGATGAATTTTTACCTGAAAAGCCATGACGCCACCGATAACCGTTATTTATCAGACCAAAGAAACTGGCATCTACTTTAATGCAGATGATTGTGTCAGGGTAATTTATGAACGGTTAAAACTGTGAAAAATCAGTTAGTGATAAGTAAAAACTATCGCTACGTGAACCGGGTCACACTTTTTACTGATGACGGGAAAGGTTATGGAGTCTTTGAATCAATTTGTTAATTCGCTTGCCCCAAAATTATCGTACTGGCGACGTGATTTTCATCACTATGCAGAGTCTGGCTGGGTGGAATTCCGCACTGCCACCCTTGTTGCGGAAGAATTGCACCAGCTCGGCTATTCACTGGCGCTGGGCCGCGAAGTAGTTAATGAAAGTAGCCGGATGGGACTACCTGATGAACTCACTCTACAACGCGAATTCGAGCGCGCTCGTCAACAGGGTGCGCTAGCACAATGGATTGCGGTTTTTGAAGGTGGTTTCACTGGTATCGTCGCCACCCTGGATACCGGTCGCCCCGGTCCGGTGATGGCTTTCCGTGTCGATATGGACGCGCTGGATCTCAGTGAAGAGCAGGATGTCAGCCATCGCCCCTACCGCGACGGTTTTGCGTCATGTAACGCCGGAATGATGCATGCCTGTGGTCATGATGGACATACCGCCATTGGGCTTGGGCTGGCGCATACCCTTAAACAATTCGAGTCCGGACTACATGGCGTCATCAAACTGATTTTTCAGCCTGCAGAGGAAGGTACGCGTGGCGCGCGGGCGATGGTCGATGCAGGTGTCGTAGATGATGTTGATTATTTTACTGCCGTGCACATTGGCACTGGCGTACCTGCGGGCACCGTGGTGTGCGGCAGTGATAATTTTATGGCAACCACCAAATTTGACGCGCACTTCACCGGTACCGCCGCTCACGCAGGCGCAAAACCAGAAGACGGTCACAATGCCTTGTTGGCGGCAGCACAAGCCACTCTTGCACTGCATGCAATCGCCCCGCACAGCGAAGGAGCTTCCAGAGTAAACGTGGGCGTTATGCAGGCAGGAAGCGGTCGTAACGTTGTTCCTGCCTCGGCGTTGCTGAAAGTGGAAACACGCGGGGCCAGCGACGTCATTAATCAATATGTTTTTGACCGTGCACAACAAGCGATTCAGGGCGCAGCAACCATGTATGGTGTCGGCGTTGAAACTCGTCTGATGGGTGCAGCTACCGCCAGTTCTCCTTCGCCGCAATGGGTCGCATGGTTGCAAAGTCAGGCGGCTCAGGTCGCGGGGGTCAATCAGGCCATTGAACGTGTTGAAGCGCCTGCGGGTTCCGAAGATGCCACATTAATGATGGCCCGCGTGCAGCAACATCAAGGGCAAGCCTCCTACGTGGTGTTTGGCACACAGCTGGCGGCAGGTCATCACAACGAAAAATTCGATTTTGACGAGCAGGTTCTCGCTATTGCCGTCGAAACGCTGGCGCGCACCGCGCTCAATTTTCCCTGGACGCGAGGTATCTGATGCAGGAAATCTATCGTTTTATCGACGATGCGATTGAAGCCGATCGCCAACGTTATACCGATATTGCCGATCAAATCTGGGATCATCCAGAAACACGTTTTGAAGAGTTCTGGTCAGCGGAGCATCTGGCTTCGGCGCTGGAATCTGCAGGCTTCACCGTTACCCGCAACGTAGGCAATATCCCAAATGCCTTTATTGCTTCGTTTGGTCAAGGCAAACCGGTTATCGCCCTGCTGGGAGAATATGACGCCCTGGCAGGTTTAAGTCAGCAAGCAGGTTGCGCGCAACCTACATCCGTGACGCCCGGTGAAAATGGTCACGGTTGCGGACACAATTTGCTGGGAACCGCCGCCTTTGCCGCTGCAATAGCCGTCAAGAAATGGCTGGAACAATATGGGCAAGGCGGCACGGTGCGCTTTTATGGTTGTCCTGGCGAAGAAGGCGGCTCGGGTAAAACGTTCATG